TACAAAATAATTTTACTGGAGCGAAAGTTGTAGCAGGAGAAAGAAAGCCAGGTCTTTACGCTGACGACGATGAATACGGAAGTATTCACAAATTATTCATGAACGAAAAAAATAATGGCATCGTCTACGCATCTAAAGAATCAGCATTCATGGATAACCAAGCAATACGGAAACTATTTATGAACGGAACCCGACAATTCCCTCAAGATTACTGGGCAGAATCAATGAGAGGAAAAGACATTCCAGTCACCAAAAACGGTAAATGCGGACTAGGTGATTTTAAAATTAAAAAAGGATTGTCAATGTCTGAAGACGGGCAAACATACATTGCGCAAGGAGAAGGAAACCATCCTTTAGCAAACAAAACTGGCTACTTTATGGCACTACAAAAAAATACGCCATGGTCATGGCCTGAAAGACCAGACCCAATAGATCCCAACAACTGGCTAGCTGGGATCAGTGCATAAAGAAATAGGGTTGGAAGAAGCAAGGAAACTTGTAGCGGGTCGCAGCACTGTGACTGCGCCCGCAGCTTCCATTCCCCCACCACCGATTGAAGGCATCTCAGATGCTGACATGCACAGATTATTTACCCCTAAGGGGGAACAAGTAAAACGTATGCGCCACGACCTCAAAACAGGCAACGAGTGGAGCTTTGCAGTAAACGCATTCGACAACGCGACGCTAGGAGGGGCAAGGCCAGGACAACTGCTCACACTCATAGGAAGGTCGCATACAGGCAAAAGCTTATTAGCTATGAACATGATAGCTAAGAACAGAAACCACAGAACGCTATGGGTTTCGCCAGACGAAACAGAAACTATGTTCTGGGCAAGGTATTCAGCAATACGTTTAGGTTACGATCAAAAACAATGGGCACATCGTTTAATGAACGAAGACCCTGCCGCTTGGGCACGAGTCGAGCAAATAATGCAAGACGATAATCACTTACACTTTGAATCAACAGGTATGTCTGTTGACGATTTAGACAAAGCAATGCGAATATCTGCACAAACTCTATGGGACGGAAAACGTCCACAAGTTTTAGTTTACGACTACCTCGAATTGATCAGAGGCGGAGGCGCAGGAGACGCAGCAAGCGTTCAAGCTAAAATAGAATCATTCAAACAATTAGTTTCTGATTGGCGAGTTGTAGGAATAATGATTCACCAGTCTGGCAGAGGCTCTGGCAACAGAGGCAAAGCAGGAGGTATGGAGTCTGGCCGATACGGAGGAACTTCAGAATCTCATTTCCTTATAGAAACTTGGAGACGGTACGACGACACAAACTTAGACGAAGAAACTAAGTCATATTATGCTAACGAGTTGTCTGCTGGACTATGGAAAAACAAATCTGGCGATGGAGAAAAAGCAGAAGTTAATTTAACAATAGACCCTAGTGGCAGAGTTTTAGAACCAGGGATCTCTTGGGAACAGGCTTCGTTCGATGATTGAAAATCGTGATCCACAATTAGCAGGAGCAGCTTTCGGAAAACTCTTTCAAGGATTTGCTTACGCCCACGGCACTGACTCTGGCGGTTGCCGATGGGTAACAGTAGACACTCTGAAATTTGAAAGACATCTCACGGGAGAAGAAATGATTGGAACTTATCCAATGGTTTACGATCCTCATCACCAGGCAGGAGGACCAGCAGGCTTTATCGAAGCTTCAGTTTTAGATCAAACAAAACCTGTATACCCTGACATGTCAGAAGATTTATGGCATTGCAAATGGGGAGCAATAGACATTGACGAAGGAGAAGACGCACTAACAATAGCTAGAAGCGCAGAAAATTTGTTTCAAGCTTTAGATATAGTGTCGTGGGTAGAACTCTCTCGAAGCAAGGGTTGCCACCTATGGATATTCAACGAGGAATGGGTACCAGCAAAAGTAATGCGACAAGCCATGCAAGCAATAATGCAAATGGTTGGCGCAAACTACGACGCAGTATATCCAAAACAAGATTATTTAGACGGTCCTCCAGGAAACTACATGCGCCTACCGTACGGAGGCTTCCGCCCCGAAGGTAGACAAGAAGTGATAGTAGACGGCGCAAACCTAGACTTATTTGATTTTATAATTCTTGCAGAGAAACATAGAACGCCTACAGACTTATTGGAAAGAGCAGCAGAACTATATCAATACCCTGTTGCTGAAACAAAAAATCATTTACCGCCAGTAAGAGATTACAGCAAAGCACCATTAATGAGGATAGATGGCAGCCGCCTCAAAGGTCTGCCATTAACAATGTTTAGCAATGGGCCAGTAGCGTATTACATGCAAGAAGGAGCAGGTAGAGGACGGCACGGATTTTTAAATCGTTTCGCTAGAGCTATGTTTGAAACAGGATTTGAAAGATCAGACGTAATTTCGTGGACTACTGACTTAGATTCAAACCTTAGTAGATGGTGGCCTGAAGAAGGCCCTAAGTTTATTGGAAGGGCAGACAGTGACAGACAAATCCAAAGACTCGTTGACAACGCAGCCAAGCTCGCAGCCATCTGAGTATGAACTAATAATAGAAGGAAGACCTCGACCTAAAGGTCGCCCAAGAATGACCAGAACAGGTCATACTTATAATCCTCCAGAAACAAGAGAAGCTGAACAAAAATATGTAGATGCGGCAGGAGAAAATTATCCAATTTTCGATGGGCCAGTTAAAATAGAAATGTCTTTCTTTGAAGACAGAACGTACATAAAAATTGTGTCTCTACCTGACTGGGGTAAAACAAAATTAAAAGGTGACTTAGATAACTACATAAAATTAGCAGCCGATGGTTTACAAAAAGCAGGAATTATTGTAAACGATCGAGATGTAGTAGTAATGGAAGCATTTAAAAAATGAGCTTTAAGGATCGCCCATTCTCAGAAAGGATAAAAGGAATGGGAGATCAAGCAGAACAACGATTTGAACAAAAGTCTCCGTGGCCTTTCTATAGATACGGATTAAACAGACCAGATTTTAAATTAAATCAAGTATCACAAATGGTCAGACACACACCAGATTACTTAACTGAACAATACTTAGTTGAGGTTCAAGGACTTGGAGCTTCTCGCGTTCTGCACATGAAACCAAACAAACTAAGGTCCTTACACGAATGGCACAAACAAATGCCTGTCCTCCTCTTTGTGTATGACGCTACACAAAACCGAGATACTTTCTTAACTTTAAAAACTTTGACAGGTTTATGCGAAGTATCTAAAATAAAAAAATTCCCTGAAGGAAACGAATATTTTGCAATAGATGTAGATCTAGCATGGTCTTATGGCAAGCAAGGAATATCCCTATGACCCGCTTACCTCTTACTTATTTAGTACTAAAGACAACGACAGCGTTTGGGAAGCATTCAACAACGAAAAAAAATTACATTTAGAATTACAAAACGCAGTACTAGATGCCTACGAAACACTAGACACTGACGAACAATGGTTTTTAGATTACTTGCTCTTTCAAAAAACAAGCCTAAGAGAAATGGGTAGATGGATCTCAATGCCCAAAACCACAGTAGCTCGTAAGCGTGATTACATCCTAAGAAAACTTAAAAGAAAACTTAAATACGATCCAACAGTAAAAAAATATTTACGTTACTCATCATCATCAGACGAATAATCTGAATCGTCCATCACATCTGCGGCTGTCAAAATTAAACCAGTAATAGTCTGAAAAACGTATTCATGCACAGGACTTTTATCAGGATCATTCATTAAAGCTTCAGCAGAAAAAGCCATAGCATGCTCAAAAGGAACAACAATCAAAACAGCTAATTGGTCTTCATGCCATTTAGCATGATGACCATCGTTTACGTCTAAGAGATAAGAATTTTTTTTAATTGACTGATAAATATCGGAAGAAATATAACCATATTCTTCTTCCCAATTCTGCCATTCCTCATCTTCAGACTCAGAAGACATTTATCCTGCTAGCGAACCAGATTGAGAATCGCCTACACGAGTAGCCGCAAAAGCTTTACCAATAGAAATAAGAGCAGCAACACCAGCAATCTTTACAGAATCAAACAAGCTAGGACCAGGCACAGCCATAGCCCCTACAAAACCTTGACAAAAAGTAGAGAACGCACGCTCAAAAACATCTTTTAAAAAACTTAAATTAAACATAATCATTCCTTAAACAGTCCACAAATAACGCCAAGTCACAGGACCAACACGACCGTCCCTACGAATAGGATACATAGATTGGAACTCGCGAACCGCTTTCTCTGTTAAACGTCCATAAGCCCCGTCACAGACAAGACCAGCATCAATACGTTCATTTAAACGAACTTGCAAAGCTATAACATTTTTACCTTTAGAACCCCGATGTAAAGGCTCACGCCTAAAATCGGCACTCAAAGATTCCATATCTGAAAGTTTTATTTCTAACTGAACAGGAGTTTGCATATCCACCATCGGCATACCAGATTTAATCCAGGTAGCTAGACCGTCGCCAGGGCAATAAGTGGTGCCAAAATCTCTATGGCATTTGACCCACAAGTGGTCGCCATATTCTTTCCGCAAAGCCTCTATGACGGTAAGGATAGCCTCCTTGCCATTATGAGTCAGATCATCTCCAGACCCAATATAAGAAATAGAAGTAGTTTTAGAGTTCTGCCCTTTAGTAGCAGCCCCTTGCTTCCAACCTCTCCCTTCAAATATTTCACCAGTTTCGCCAGAAACTAACCAGTTGTATGCGATAGATCTCCATCCACGAGTCTTCACATGATATTTGTCATGCTGTTTGATCCGTTGCCACGGATCAACACCAGACCCCGTAGTGTGATGAACTACAACGCCTTCAGGCACACGTTTAAATGTAGACAAAGGTTTCCCTGAGTCCAAAGCGCCCCATTCATCACGAGAAATAAACTGCATACCTATAGAATAACTGTCCCTAAAGAGTTCTACCCTGCAATTCGCGAAGTTCTTTCTGCTCATCTCTAAGTTCAAATTGACGAGATTGACGAGACCTATATTGTTCCCATTTAGTATTAGTTCTTAAACCTGCACCTATTGCAAAAGAAATCCAATTACTGACTATACGTTGTTCATAACGCTCTTCATCAGGGAATATACGTCTTGCATCCATAAGAGTAGGCAGCATTTGAGCA